ATTCAGAGATGGGAGTATTTAAAGCACCAGGCATAACGACAGCGTCTAGGACACCATTAGTCTTAGATCAACGAGAATTTGTATATGATACTGATTTAGATACGGTTTGGTATGGAGATGGCGTTACAGCAGGTGGGCAACCATTTGCAAGTGGCGGTGGCGGTGGTACTGCATTAACTCAAGTGGTAGTATCTGTTAACGCAAATATCACAGCGGCGGCAAATACTATTTTAGTTATCCCACATGGTATAATGACAGCGAATAGAACCATTGATATATCAGCACTTACAACAGATTTACAGGAACTACATATACTAAACTTAGAACGTACTTACTCAATAACTTTTGCAGGTAGTCCGACAATTTATACATACGGAAACGAAACTTATGATAATAGCGAGGCATTACGCGTATCATGGTTTAAAATAATAAGATTGAATTCAGAATTAAGACAAAACTCATAAAAATGAAAAGAATAATAACAGTCATTACATTAGTATTAATATCTCAAATAGGGTATTCACAAGGCGTACTTGGAAGCGATATTTGGATAAAAAACAACGCGGGAACGAGAGGCTACGTTTATAGAATAGGGAACCATTTAGGTATGAATGATTCCACCGCCAACGTTTACAACCTCGCACAAAAGTTGAAACTTGATAGTCTTTACACGAAGATTAATTCTACGCTTGCAGTAACTCAAAGCGGTACATGGAATATTACAAACGTGAGCGGTACGGTATCACTTCCAACAGGCGCGAGTATATCAGCTTTACAAACAAGTGGCAACACTTTGTTGCAAGGGATAAAAACGATTGATAGTAATACAAGTGTTTTAACGTCGCAAATACAATCAGCAACAGACAATATTTCGACAGGTATTGACAATATTTCGACGTGGGTAGATAATAATGTATTACCGGAAGCAACAGATACAACACTCGCTCCAATTAATGGCTTCAATGTTTATGGGATGGTGCGTAATAGTTCGCCAACTCTAATTGATGGTAAAAGCGGTATTGTATCGCTAACAAAATACGGAGCGACAAGGGTTACATTATTTGATACACTCGGCGCTTACGTTCCAATGAGCGGTGGCGGTGGTGGCGGTGGTGGTCTATCAACATTCACATCTTACGATACAGTTGGTTCAAGTACAAGTATGACCGTTACAAATCTAAATTCACTTGCTAATAGTGCAACGGTCGGTTGGCAAAGTGATACGGTTATAAATCGAACTCGACAAGCTACAGATTATCGAATATTTGTCAAGGCTACCATGTCAAACACAGCCCCTGCAAATGACAAAACAATGTACGTTTACATTGCTCCTTTTTATTACGATGGTACGAGTTATTTAGGACCGTCTTTGGGTACTACTTCACAAGCTACAGGAGTTCAAGGATCTTGTACTATTGCGAGTGCAGCACCAAATAATTTAATCCTTTTAGGTGTGCTTTCTTATTCTACTCAAAACATGGTCCTTCAATCGACTTTTTCGCTAAGTTCAATTTTTGGCAAATCGCTTCCCGATGCTTGGAGCTTGGTACTAATCAACTATACAGGTAGCAATATTTCAGCGAGTGGGAACAATGTATATTTTAAACCAGTTTACGTAACAAATAGATAAAAACATAGAAATGAAAAAAATAATAATTGCTTTTTTAATTGCCACCGTTGTGAGCTGCAATGTACCAAGAGGCGGTCACGCTCAAGACTTGATTAAGATAATCAATGTAGTTCATCATGATGATGGTATAACCGACTATCAAGGGGAATTTAGAATCCCATTGCCTACTGCATTAGTAGGTGTAGTGAATGCCCCCGACATTATGAAATCATATCAAGGTATGTTTAATATTATCGGGCTTGATACTATTGGATTGACTTATTATGCGGTGTTTGTATCGCGTCCTTTGCGTATGCCATTTTTCAAGAATGATGCAAATGATGCGACTACAAATATTCCCAACATGCCAGAGGATTATTATAATACTTTGATTAGTATCTATGAAGATTTTGAAAGCGAATTAAACAATTTCTCACTCATGCCTAGCGATGCAATCATAGGTAAAAAATGGAATGGTTTATCATGGGGGTATTAAGATATATATTTCTAGTCGTCTTATTTTGCTCGTTTACGGTTCCGTATAACCAGCAAGACAAAGACTTAATCCTTCACCTCGATTTAAGAAAGAATCAAGGACGTAGACCCGTTGATGAAAGCGGTATTAATTATTGTGCAGGTTCAGGCACAACGATGGTTCATGAAGTAACAGGGTATAGGTTTAGCGCGGGAACGGACGCAATAGATTGCGGTGATAAGGACCCAGTAAATATAACTACTCAATGTACAATATCTGCTTGGGTTTATATGAATGGAACGCTGACAGGTATAGGGAAACAAACAAGCGGATCAAGTGGTTTTGCTTATGTGGTAGCTTATAATTCTGATAGAAAAGTATATTTTCAAATGACAGGCAACGGCACAACGGTAGCTTATGGAGCGTCTCAAACATTATTTACTTTAAATAAGTGGGTGCATGTTGTATGTACTTATAACGGTGCAGGTTCAACGAATGCAGATAAGCTAAAGATTTATTATGACGGTGTTTTGATAACTACTACATCATTTGTAGGTACTATACCAACCTCAATATTTAGGACTTCTGCAACACTTAGAGTAAACGTTTTGAATGGTGTTACTTATGGGAGTGGAAAATTCGGATTGATACGAATGTTTAAGAGATGTCTTACACCTAATGAAGTAATGAGAGAGTATATAAATACAAAAGCGACAAATAGATGACACGAATTTTTTTAATAATATTTTTAATACTAAATACAAGTTTTATGAGCAAGAACACCGCGTTTGTTATCTGCAAGGCTGACAATCAAGACCTCGTTATTATGTGCGTAGATTCAAAAGGATGCGCCCAATTCACAACTGAAGAAGTAATGTGTATGAAGTTCAACACGGAAGCACAAGCACAAGCAATGATAAGCACACTAAATGAACCTATTGGTTTTGTTGGAACTAGACCAATAAGAAGATAATTATGAGAAACTCAATAATATTAGTCACGTTATTTGCGCTCGCTTGTGTAGCGCATGTTGATATGTCGCGCTACGACCTATTGAAATTTATATTTGAGTTTGGCGCTATTGCTTTACTTGCTCATTTAGGTAAAAAAGACAAAACGTTTCTATACATCTGCATTACTATTCTAGTATCAATATGTTACGCAATAGGCAAAGATTTGTCAGGTCTTGGAACGGTTGTACTTGAATTAGATAAATGGGTTCGTGCTTTAGTTTGGGGAGCGTTAATAATAATACTAATCATAAGATTTAAAAACAATGCCAAATAACGACAGCCTAGTAATAATCATTTTCGGATTGATCTCAATTATTATAATTGTTGGAGTTTATGGTATTGTAGGGTATAAGATTTATTTGAGGAATAATAGAAAGCAGATTATGGACATAGTTGATAAGTACCAATCCTCACAAGATGAAATGATAAAAACCATGTCAAGACTTATACAATGGGTTGAATTTTTTAAAGATAAAAATAATATACAATGACAATACTACAAGACATCACACCGTTAGCCCCTCAAACATGGTACATGCTCGCTATTATGGCATTATGGGTATTGGTTCAATTCTTATTTGTTGGTGATAAAGCCTTTGCGCGTGATTGGTTTAAATCAGAGCAGAAAAAAAGAGCAGAAAAAGAAGCCATCCAGGATGAGAAAGATAAAAGAATTATGGAATTGACAGAAGAGGTTCACGCTTTAAGAATTGAAGTGGCTGAACTAAAGGCTAGCCAAAGAAAGAACAATCAAATATTACAAGCTATTAAGGATTATATGGAGGAAAATAAACAGCCTACTCACTTTTTAGAATTATTAAAAAACGTATCGTAATGTCAATAGAAGAAAAATTATTAGCTGATTTCATAGAGAAGATCGAAAGCGATAAAAAAAAGGTTGCAACCTCATTTATACATATCACTAAATATGATATGTTACCTCGATGTGTTTGGGATTGGAACGCTAATTTTCTTTTTGTGAATGAGAAGTTTGCAAATTGTTTTGGCTATACGTCAGCAGATATGAAAGGGAAGCCATTTAGCGAATTTATTTATCATGAAGATATAAATAAATCAATGGAAGAATACACAAGGAATCAAGCGGACGGGAATATTACAATAATTGAAGGTTTTACGAATCGTTATGTTCATAAAGATGGCAGTATAGTTACTGTTTTATGGCATGGATTCAACGACTTTGAAAACCATATTGGAAGCGGTCAAATTGAAATAATTAAATAAAAACACCATGAACATACTAACATCCATCCTAAAAGGAACTATCAAAAGCATTCTAATTGAGATCTTAGACGAATCAGTTAAGCAACAAAAAATAAATCCAACACAGCGCGATTTGATTATTGAAGTCGGAGCGGAATTGGGAAAAATTAAACTTAAAAAATAAATATTATGAAAAACATCTTAAAGAATTGGAAGACATCATTATTAGGAACAGGCGCATTAGCCACAGCTATAACCATGTATGTTGCTAATCCTAACGATTGGCAAACACCATTAGGTGTATTATTAACTGGAGTAATTGGCTTACTAGCTAAGGATTCTGATAAAACAGGTGTATAATGATAAACAAAGAAAAGTTTTACCAAACCATAAGAACCTCACTATTCGACAAGCTGACACAAAAGCAAGTCGAAGGAATGGAGGCAATCTTAGACGGTTGGATTAAAGGCGGTTATACGGACATTAGACACCTTGCTTATATCTTAGCTACCACATATCACGAAACGGCTAAAACGATGCAACCTATTGAAGAATTTGGCAAGGGTAAAGGTAGAGATTATGGCAAGAAGTTGAAGTTAAGCCGTAAGCCTTACACAACACCCGACAAACTTTATTACGGTCGCGGTTTTGTTCAACTTACATGGTATGAGAATTACCAACTAGCAAGTAAGAAATTGAAATGTGATCTATTGAACTTCCCCGAATTAGCTTTACAGCTTGACCGAGCGACTGACATACTTTTTTTGGGAATGTATCAAGGTTGGTTCACAGGCAAAAAGCTAAGTGATTATATTGGCGTTAAAACTGATTTTGTCGGAGCGCGAAAGATTATCAACGGTACAGATAAGGCTTCACTTATTGCTTCATACGCAAATAGTTTTCTTACTGCGTTAAAATAGTAGTTTTGGTTTATTCATAGTTCGCCTCGATGTTTCTACATTGGGGCTTTTTTTATTATATTTGTATAAATAAACTAAACATGACAGTAAAAGAATTAAAACAATTATTAGAAGGTGTTGATGACAACATTGATGTACTAATCCCAACTTCAGAAGAATTTGACGGTATATTTTTTAGCCCTTGCTTGGTTGAAAGCGGTATATCTAAAATGGGTATTGTTGATAATATCGAAGAATTAAGCGAACCGATTGATGAAGTATTATCGTCATTAATTGGCGAAGAAAAAGATGAGTTTATCTTAGTGCCTTGTGGATTCTTTGATGAAAAAGATCACTCGCATGAATTGAATTAAAAAAATAAGGCGGATAATATTAAAACTATCGCGCCTTATCATCTTTTAGTGACTAAACATTAAGATATGACAAATATAGCAACGAAAACTAAATATTTAATATTTTAATTTATATCTTTGTTTTATTATGGCAGAAATATCCACATATTCAAATAGTGCGCCCGTTGTAGGGACTGATAAACTTTTAGGTAGTGATGCGTCAGGTAGTACCAAGAATTTCTCCGCATCTGATTTAGCGAGTTATGTCTTAGGTAGTAGCAACGGTGCGGTAACTACCAAAACAGGTGCGGTAACCTTGAGTGCAGCAGACGTAAATACGTTTATTTTATACGGAACGGCAAGTGGTACATTGACGACCCCTGCTAGTAGTGATACTACGATACCTATTGGGGCTGTTATTCAGATACAATTTACAGTATCAGGTAGTTGTACCGTTGCGCCTGGAAGTGGATGTAGTATCACAGGGACAGCAACTTTATCAAACCAATATCAGGTCAAGACGCTTAAAAGAATATCCTCGACCGTGTATACGATATTCTAAAGCCTCCCAACTCTAATTTTAATTTAATCAAATATAATTTAATCCAATGTCAGACGAAACAACACAATTAGAAAAGATAACCGCAGAAGAATTAGCCGAACTTCGCCAAAAGCGTGAAGCATTATTTAATACAAGCGATTCTATCACAAAAGCATGGCTTACGCAACAAAAGTGCGTAGACGATTTGGCTCGTTTTAGAAATCTATATGACGTACAAGCAAAAGAATTTAATGCCGTACAAAAAACGATTACTGATAAGTATGGAGAAGTTAGTGTGGATTTGCAAACAGGCGTAATTACTTACGATGGAAGCCATTAGAAAAATATCTGTCGGGGCTGACTATAAAACAGCTATGCATTACATTGTATCCCAACCCGTTATGAAGGGCGAATACGTCATTGAAGAAATCCAAAATAGTGAGGATGTAATTAAGGTATGGATTAGAAATAATGAGAAAAACGAGATCGTTTGTTGGAAGTCGTTTAATAAGAATATGCCGATTAGCTTTGAGTATAATATAGATTTTTAATCATGAAATCACCCGATAATTTTATAGTCTCGCCTTTAAACAACGAGAGGTATGATAATATGTCTAAGGTAGGTAGCGGACTTATCCTTAGCTTAGATAAAGAAGATCACACAATAACAAACCGATTTGGGATAGTCATTGAAACGCCAATAAATTATGATGGAGCAATTACAAAAGGAGACACATTACTTGTCCACCACAACGTATTTAGACAATACTATGATATGGCAGGGTTGGAACGTGACGGCAACTCATATTTCCGTGAAAATATGTACCTTGTCAACAACGAGCAATTCTTCTTGTATAAACATGGAGAAAAATGGATGGCTATTAACCCATTCTGCTTTATCAAGCCAATCGAAGGAGAAGAATTAGTTGGTACTATTCGTTATATGAATAGCGAAATGGAAGCGATGGGATTGATTGTTGGCGATAAGGTTTTATTCCAACCAGATAGTGAGTACGAGTTTTTTATTGAAGGAGAAAAATTATATAGAATGTTTACACGAAATTTATGCTTGAAACTATAAACGAAAATGACGAATTAAAGCGAAAGCTAATTATTGCAGGTCGAAAGGCTGTTGAAGAACTTATTAAAGTTGCGGAAGAATCAATTATCACAAATGACGAAACTGATTTAACTGCGGATAAGTTAAAAAACGCAGCACAAGCTAAACGGATTGCTATTGAAGATGCTTTTGCGATATTGCAACGTATTGGCGATGAAGAATCTATGATGTCAGAAGATAAAGGCAATAGTGCGGTAAATGATACAAAAGGTTTTGCTGAAAGGAACTCAAAAAAGATTTAATTAAATAAAATACAATATGAAATCAATACAATTATTTTTTGAGATACTTATTAAGTACCAAACAATTAGGCATGAAATGAAAATTAACTTTGAAAAGTTTAAGTGCGATTTAAGAATTGCTTATGCAGAACGAATGAAAGAAATCAACAGTAAATAATTTTGGAATTATATCACGTAGAAGAACGAGACGAAGCATTAGATACTATTATAAAAAATGGTAATGTTAGAAAGGCATGGAAGTATGGGTATAATGAGAAACATGATTTTGTAGTTATTTCTAAGAACGGCACGATTGGCGAAATTTACGATATTCAAGGATTGCGAGTTGCTTTACCAAATGCGCCACATCGAATTAATAAAGGCAAAAATAAATGGGTTGTCGATGAAATGCCAAAAGAATTATCTGTTATTAAAAGCATGGACGATTGGAATAAACGTGATAAGGCTTTTAAAACTAAGTGGATTGATTATATAGACGAGGAATTTGCTAGGCGTGATGAAGGTTTTTGGTTTATGAATAATGATATTGAAACTTATATTACGGGTTCTCATTATATGTTCATGCGTTGGTCAAAAATTGACGTTGGATTACCCGATTTTAGAGAGGCTAATCGTATTTTATTTTTATTTTGGGAGGCTTGCAAGGCTGATAGTAGAAGTTTTGGTATGGTTTATCTTAAAATTAGACGTTCAGGATTTTCTTATGATAGTGCAAGTGAAGCAGAAAATATTGGCACATCATCCCAAGATGCTCGTATCGGTATATTATCTAAAACGGGTGGTGACGCACAAAAACTATTTTATAAAGTTGTAAATATTAATATCAACTATCCGTTCTTTTTCAAACCTACTCAATCGGGGATGAATAGACCAAAGACGGAATTAGCGTTTTATGTTCCTTCGTCAAGAATGTCTAAATCAAATATGAACTCTACGGCTTATGATAATTCGGAAGGCTTGAATACGACAATTGATTGGATGAATACGGGTGATAATAGTTATGATGGCGAAAAATTAAAACTATTAATACATGATGAATCAGCAAAAATATTACGTCCGAATAGTATCTTAAATAGTTGGGCGGTAACTAAAACTTGTTTGCGTATTGGTAGTAAGATTATTGGTAAATGTATGATGGGGTCATCAGCTAATAAACTTGAAGAAGGGGGAGCTAATTTTAAGAAATTGTATGAGAACTCAAATGTATTAGACCGAAATAAGAATGGGCAAACTAAAAGTGGTTTGTACAAATTATTTATTCCAATGGAATGGAATTATGAAGGATTTATTGATGAATATGGATTCCCGATATTAGAAGCAAGTGAAAAGAATCCTGTAAAAAATATCGAAGGCGATACCGTTACAATTGGCGTAGTTGATTATTGGCAAAATGAAATAGATTCATTTACCGATCAAGATTTACTTAATGAACATTACCGACAATTCCCACGTACTGAAGCACACGCATTTAGAAATAAAAGTGAAGAATCATTGTTTAATCTGACTAAGATTTATGATGAAATTGAATATAATGATAGTAAGGTGACGGGTCAAGAAGTTACAAGAGGTTATTTTTCATGGATGAATGGCGAAAAAGATACTAAAGTTGTTTGGACACCATCAGAAACGGGTCGGTTTAATATTAGTTGGATACCACCAACAAGTATGCAAAATAATGTGCATCGTAAAGGCGATAAATTTTATCCAACAAATGAACATTACGGTGCGTTTGGTTGCGACCCTTTTGATATATCGGGAGTAAAAAAAGGTTCTAACGGTTCTTTGCATGGGAAAACTAAATTTCATTTAGACGAAAACGTACCAACAAATAAATTCTTTTTAGAATATATCGCACGACCGAGAATGGCTGAAACATTTTTTGAAGATGTTTTAATGGCTTGCTTTTTTTACAGTATGCCAATACTTGTAGAGAGTAATAAATATCGCTTGCTTTACCACTTTAAGAATAGAGGGTATCGAGCGTTTAGTATGAATAGACCCGATAAACACCTTGCTAAATTATCTGCAACGGAAC